AAAAATCCACTGCGCAGCGGCGAGGCAACGTCCATCACCGGCTGATCGTCGATTTCGAAAGGCTCGACGACGCCCTGCACCGCAAATTCCATCGCGTCGCCATTCACAACGACCATGGCCACGCGGTTGATCTTGCCCAGCTTCATCAACGCCGGGCCATTGTCGCCGCCCGCCTCGAACGGCAACAGGTCCAATTCCGCAGCAAACGGCAGGCCGGCGATGATTTGCGTCGCCGTCTTGCCGCCCGGCAACACCCCGTTGCCCGCACCGTCCAGCACGATGCCCAGATACGCAATGTTATCGGCGACCGCATCGACCGTTTTGCCAGCCAGCCAAGGGATCGATATCGCCCCCGTCGCCGCGCCGTCGTGGATCCACGATGCATCGGTCATCACCCGCATCCGGTTCGCGTCGGTCACGTCGCGAATCCGCTGCATGCGCAAAACCTGCCCGTCGCCATTGTGGTCGGCTGCGCCGATATACAGCGTGTCGAATTCCCCCGCCGGATCGGGAATGGTGCAGATTGACACCGCCGCCCAATCGGTCGGCAGGTCCCGCGTCGCCCAACCCAACGCTTCCTCTTTGGGCTCGTATAACGCGGCGGCCAGCCCGCCGTCGGCCAGCACGCCCCACAACAGCCGCCCCGGTTCGGTTTGATACGCCAGCTCGACGAACTTGCGCGAACCAATCTGGTCCGCATGGCGCATCAGGTCGGGCGTTTCGAACCGGTTGCGATCCAGCCGATACGCATATTCATGTACCTTGCGCCGCGCGCGCTGCGGGAACAATACGCGCCCGTCGGTCATCACCGGCATCGCCTTGGCCGCGCCATATCCGCTTTGTGGCGTCGCCTTGGTCGCGCCCGGACCGATTCCCTGCGTCGCGCTCGACGGACCCAGTGTCCATTCGGCCTGCGACGTGCCGATCAACAGCTGATCGTCGATCGCCATCCACCGGATGAAGGCGGCCGACGGCAAGGTATGACGAAACGCCATGTCGCGGCTCGGATCGCCCAGCTCGTTGAGCGGGGAATAATCCTCCAGATCGTCGATGACGCTGCCATGCACCGTCGACCAATGGCCGACGCAATGACGTTCTTCGAAAATGACGCCACACTGCGGCCAACCGCTGGTGTCGGAAAAGGCCCCGAACTGCCAACGCCACGTCGCTGGCGTTCCCGCGACCGCGCCGCCTTCGGTCGGCGGCTCCCACTCATAATCGTTCGGGTCGAATTCGGTCGGGAAATGATAAATGCCGCCCAGCACCGGATTATAGACGCTCGAATAATTCACCGACGTCGAAACACTATAGGGCAGGCGGCGCAGCACCGTCGCCTTCACCGATACATTCGACGTGAACTCGGTAATGCGCAGCAACCCGAACCGATCGTGCAGATACGCCCACTGAACACCGTACACTTGGCTATTCGCGTCGGCGGTCCCCATGCCGTCCCACTCGACGCCTTCGGTGTGGATCGGCGCGACACCGCCCGTCTTGCCCGTCGACACCGCCTGATAGATCGCCCCGTTCGACTGGCGCAGCTGCCCCGCGGTGATCGACATGCCGACGTCCCACGCCGGGATGCTGCCCAGGTCGACCGCTTCCATGCGGAACAGGCGCCCGATGTCGGTCGCGGCGAACAGCGGCGCGCTGGCGGTCAGCACGACGTTCGTTCCTTCGGTGCTCGACGCCGTGACGGTCAGCGCCTTACTCTTGTTGCGCGGCAAAAATGGCCCGCCGGTGAACTCGACCAGGTTGAGCGCAAATGTCGTCGCCGACGTGCGCTGCAGCTTCCGCGTCTGCACCGCACCATGGTACAGATACAGCGCGTCGAGCGACTGTTCGAACATGATTTCGCTCAACTGGTCGGCCGACCAGGGCGCGTCGATTTCATACGCGACGCCCGGCTCTGTCTCGATCCGCGCATCGTTGGTATAAAAGCGCATCTTGCCGTCGGTGATTTCGACGATGTAGGCCTGCGTTTCGTTGAAGATATAGGGGATCAGGCGCATGACCGGCGCCCGCGCGCCCGCTACGCGGATTGTGCCGGGGCACGCTTCCGCCGACCCCTGCAGCAACGGCAACCACCCCAGCATCTTTTCGACGCCGATCGACCGGATCGCCAATTCGGGACGATGATGCACGCGCGGCGACAGCGCGCCGCCGTTGAAACTGGATTGCAGCGGGGTGACGGTCGACATGCGCGGCGCCTACCGGTGCCAGCGCGCGGGATCGCCGCCGTAACCGCGATGCATGGCGCCGACCGCGCGCGACAGGCGCCCGGCGCTGGGACGGTGAATCATGTTGGACGCCAGCCCGTCCGCGCGCTTCGCTTGGCTGATCAAATCGTCATACATGCCCGCGATGCGGTCGCGCAGCGATTGCTTCGCCGACACGGTTTCGGCCAGATACACCGCCGCCAGCGCCGACAGCGCCGACACTGCCAGCGCCGACCATTTCGTCAGGTCGGTGACAAGCATGATGCAGCGGATAACGATCGGCCCTTCGTGCGAGGCGATCAGATATCCCGACTCCTCGACGCCATGGAAATGGTCCGGGTCCTCATCATCCCACGGCAACCAGCGTACGCAATCGGCGGG